GCAGGTGCGGCTGGTCAACCTGCTGATCGAGCGCGTCCAGCTCCTCTCCGATGGCGTCGACATCGTCTGGCGCGAGTCGGGATGGCGGGAGCTGGCCGGTGAGTTGCAGGCGGACAGCATTGGGGGCGAGCTGCTGGAAATGGAGGTGGCCCCATGAACCGCTCGTCCAAGAAGCTGGTCGGCGATGGCAAACCCCACGAGCGCCGCCACCCGCTGGAAGGCGGCGGTGTCCGGATCACGACTTTCGTGCCCTTCCATTTCAAGAAGCGCGGCATCAAGAAGGTGATCGTCGCCCCGGAAGGCGTCAGCCAGCCGATTGCCGTCACCGATACCCCGGTGCTCACCCCCGAACAGGATCGCCCGCTGCTCAAGGCACTGGGGCGCGGCATCTACTGGCAGCAGTTGATCGACAACGGGACGGTGGCCAGCGGCACCGAGATCGCTGTACGGGAGTGCATCCACCGTTCCACGGTCAACGATCTGCTGCGGCTGGCGCTTCTCGCCCCCGACATCATACAGGCCGCCTACGAAGGACGACTGCCTCGGGCGGTGTCTCTGGAGGCCATCCTGCGGGCCAAGGTGCCCTTGGACTGGAATGAGCAACGCCGGTTGATCGCGTCCCTCGGGTAGCGAGGGTCTCGCAGAAATATTTTTCGGCTACGCCAAAAGTAGCTGTTGCTACGCCGGATGTAGCGCCTTCCCCGATGAAGGCGTGAACCGGCATCAACGGTCAGTACAGGACTGGCCACCGGTCGCGCCCCAATCCCTGAACGGGAAGGAGCACGGCAATGGCCTATTCAATGGCACTGTCAGGAGGGTTCGGTGGCACACCGGGCCTCAATTCCGGCGTCGGATTCAGTTCGACGCCCACCCCTGGATCAGCAGCGCTGTCCCAGCGGCGATTCCTCAGCGAGGTCGAGCTCGCCAACCGCTGGGGCATGTCCCCAAAGACGCTCACGCGCTGGCGCGGCATGGGTCGGGGCCCTGTCTTCAACAAGTTTTCGAAGAAGGTGGCCTATCCCCTCGACGGCGAGAACGGCGTGCTCGATTACGAGAAGCGTCACGTCTATGCCTCGACGTCCGAACGTGTGCCGGTGTGAGGAGAGCAGCCATGAAAGAACTGACTCTCTACCCGGCCGACCTCGCGAGCATGACCGTCGCTCAACTGGCGGCCGCGCCGATCCAGGATTTGTTGGACGCCGAGCGCAATGTCGAGGAGGCCATCGCGTTTCTCAAGCCACTGCGCGCCAAGCTGGATGCCGCCAAGCTCCAGCGCTACGGCGAGCAGGCCCGTACTGCACTGCGTGACTCCGGTCGCGATTTCGGCACCGCCCACGTCAACGACGGCGCACTGCACGTCAAGTACGAGCTCCCCAAGAAGGTGACCTGGAGCCAGACCATCCTCAAAGAGATGGCCGAGCGCATCGTCGCCTCAGGCGACAAGGTCGAGGACTACATCGACGTCAAGTTGTCGGTTTCCGAGTCCCGCTACACCAACTGGCCCACGGCGCTGCAGGAGCAGTTTGCGGCTGCGCGCACGGTCGAGGAAGGCAAGCCGACCATCACCCTGACGCTCGATGGGGGGGCGGCATGAAAAAGCTCCCCATCGTGTCCGCCATCGAGCGGATGGCCGAGCGCAAGGGCGTGAAGTTGCTGATGCTGGGCAAGTCCGGCATTGGCAAGACCACGCGGCTCAAAGACCTAGACCCTGCCACCACGCTGTTCCTCGACATTGAGGCAGGCGATCTGGCCGTGGCCGACTGGCCGGGCGACACCATCCGCCCAGCATCTTGGCCGGAGAGCCGCGACTTCTTCGTGTTCCTCGCGGGCCCGGACAAGTCGCTGCCGCCAGAGAGCGCGTTCTCGCAGGCGCACTACGACCACGTCATCGAGAAGTTTGGCGACCCGGCGCAACTCGACCGCTACCAGACCTTTTTCCTCGACTCGATCACGCAGTTGTCGCGCCAGTGCTTCGCGTGGTGCAAGACGCAGCCGGGTGCCGTCAGCGACCGCTCCGGCAAGCCCGATCTGCGCGCGGCCTATGGCCTGCTCGGCCAGGAAATGATTGGCGCATTGACCCACTTGCAGCACGCACGCGGGAAAAACGTGGTGTTCGTGGCCATCCTCGAAAACCGATCTGACGACTATGGCCGCAGCTTCTTCGCCCCTCAGATCGAGGGCAGCAAGACCAGCCTCGAAATCGTCGGAATTGTTGATGAGGTCGTGACGCTGGCCGAGATCAAGGCCGAGGACGGCAGTACCTACCGCGCCTTCGTCACCCACACCGTCAATCCCTACGGCTTTCCGGCCAAAGACCGCAGCGGTCGCCTCGACCTGCTGGAGCCGCCGCATCTCGGCGCGCTGATCGCCAAGTGCGCGGGCGCAGCCATCACGCCCGCCAGCGCCGCAACCACGACCCCCACTGAATTCCAGGAGTAATCGCCATGTCTTCCAACTACTTTGATTTTCAGGATGCCGATCCCCAACAGTCCGGCTTCGACCCGATTCCCAAGGGCGTCATCGCGCCGATACGCATGATCTTGAAGCCGGGCGGCTATGACGATCCCAGCCAGGGCTGGACGGGTGGTTATGCCACCCAGTCGTTCGACACCGGCGCGATTTACCTTTCCGCCGAGTTTGTTGTCACTGGCGGTGACTACGCGAAGCGCAAGCTTTGGTCGAACATTGGGCTGTACTCGCCCAAGGGACCGACCTGGGGGCAGATGGGGCGCAGCTTCATTCGCGCGGCGCTCAACAGCGCCCGCAACGTTCACCCGCAGGACAACAGCTCCCAGGCTGCAGCCGCGCGTCGCATCCAAGGCTTCCACGAGCTGGATGGCCTGGAGTTCCTCGCCCGCGTCGACATCGAGAAGGATGGCAAGGGCCAGGACCGCAACGTGGTCAGGGTCGCGGTCGAACCTGACCACCCCGACTACGCCAAGTTGATGGGGGTGCCGCCCAAGGCTTCCGGCGGCGGCAATTCCGGAGCTCCGGCACAGGCAGCGCCCGCGTACCAAGCACCCGCTCCACAACGCGCACCCGTGACGGGCAAACCGTCGTGGGCTCAGTGAGGGAGGTCGCCATGAACGCATCCATGCTCACTGCCAGCCACTACGGCGTCGTGCATTTCGGCGATCTCGACTGCGAGGCGGTCGTGCTCACCACCGGCGAGCGCGGCTACGTCCGCAAGGAACTGGCCAAGCTCCTCGGTTTCCACGAATCGCACAAGGGTGGCCGTTTCGCCCGTTTTCTGGCCGAAATCGCGCCTAACTCATTGTCAATACTGGAGAAATCTTCCGGGCCGATTTTGCTGCCATCGGGACGCCAGACCCAGTTCTTCCCTGCAGGCATCATCGCGGACGTGGCCACCTCCGTGGTGGACGCGGCCATCGCAGGGACGCTGCACCGCGCTCGCCAGGGCATCGTCGGCAACTGCCTGACGATCATGCGGGCGCTGGCCACCACTGGAGAGGTCGCGCTGATCGATGAGGCCACCGGCTACCAGCACCATCGCGCACCGGATGCGTTGCAGGAGCTGATCTCCAAGCTGCTGCGCCAGTCCTGCGCATCGTGGGAGCGCCGCTTCCACCCGGACTACTACCGCGCCATCTATCGGTTGTTCGGCTGGAAGTACCAGGGCCACGACCAGAACCCACCGCACGTTGTCGGCCAGATCACCCTTCGCTGGGTCTACGGGCCGGTGCTGCCCGAGGACTTGCTGGGCGAGATCCGCAATCGCAAGGGCATCTCGCAGAAGCACCACCAGTGGCTGTCCGATCAGGGACTCGCGCATCTGGAGTCGCAGATTCACGCGGTCACCGCGATTGCGCGCAGCTCGATGAGCTACCCCGACTTCAAGCGCCGCTGCGAAGCCGCCTTCGCTGGTGCTGCCCTGCAGTTGGGCCTGCTGCTCGATGAACTCGAGGAGGGGGTGTGAAATGCTGGGTCTGCAAACGACAGGCCCGGGGCTACGGCCACACCGACAACCGCCACGGTGTGGGCGATCCCCGGCGCTACCCCATCGACTGGGTGTTCTGTTCCCGTCGCTGCCAGGATGCGTTTCACGCGCTGTACGGCAACTGGCAGCGGGCCAAGGAAGGTCGCATCGACAAGTCGGAGGTCACCATGATTGATCCGTCTGATGTCGAACTGGCCGCGATGCGCCAGTGCCTCAAGGCCTTCGGCGAGGCAGCGGGCGAGATCGGCTTCACCAAGCCGCTGGGCGACTACTCCGAGGCGGAAGCGCTGCGGGTGATCGATGCCATCGTCACCTGCTGGTCGGACGCGATGGTCGCGCACCACGAGACCACCAAGTACCCGCCAGTGCGGGGGATGACCCCAGCACCCGATCCGCTGGCACCGGACGCCGCCAATCCGTTCGCGGATCTGGAGGACGACCTGCCTTGGAACGAACCGAAGGGGAAGAGGCCATGATCGACTTCAATTCCTCATCGAGCATCTCCGGCCAGGTCACGGCGCTGGTCGACGCCGGGTTGCAGCAGGCCCGCGCCCGCCAGTCTGAGCGCCAGTACCTCGGGGCCTCGCGCCTCGGGGTGGCCTGCGAACGCGCGCTGCAGTTCGAGTACGCCAAGGCTCCCATCGACTACGGGCGGGACACCCCGGGCCGGATGCTGCGCATCTTCGAACGTGGCCACGTCATGGAGGACTGCATGGTCGCGTGGCTGCGGGACGCAGGTTTTGACCTGCGCACCCGTAAGGCCGACGGCGAGCAGTTCGGCTTTTCGGTGGCTGACGGTCGCCTGCAAGGCCACGTCGATGGCGTCGTCGTCGCGGGCCCCGAGGGCTTCGCCTATCCCGCGCTCTGGGAGTGCAAGTGCCTGGGCAACAAGTCCTGGAGTGACCTGGAGAAAAAGGGCTTAGCCATCTCCAAGCCCATCTACGCCGCGCAAGTGGCGATTTACCAAGCCTATCTCGAATTGCACGAGCACCCGGCGATCTTCACGGCGCTCAACGCCGACACGATGGAGATTTACACCGAGCTCGTGCCCTTTGACGCGGCGCTGGCCCAACGCATGTCGGATCGGGCGGTGAAGGTCATCACGGCCACCGAGGCAGGTGAACTGCTGCCACGCGTCTTCAATGACCCGACCCACTTCGAATGCCGGATGTGTGCGTGGCAAGACCGCTGCTGGAGGACGCAATGAACCATACCCAGTCACAAGCACCAGCGGCGGAACCGATGGTGGGGGCACGCCACGCGGCCCAACAGCTGAATCTTCCGTCGTACTACTTCACCAAGCCTCGGTGCCGCGTCTCGAAGCGCATTCCGCACTACCGGGTCGGCCAGATGGTTCGCTTCCGGATGTCGGAACTCAGGGCATGGGCGGTCACGCAAGGATGCGCGCATGAGTGACTACCGTGTCCGCATCTCCGTGCGCAATGCCCGGCTGCTGCGTGCCATCGAGCGGGCGGGTCACAGGCCGGGCGCACCGTTCGCTGCCGCCGTCGGCATCAGCTACTACGGGGCGCTGTTGCCATACATCAACCTCACCCGGTCGCCGCTGACGCCGGATGGTTTGCTGCGGGAATGCGCGTGGAACCTATGCGACTTCCTGAACGCATCACCCTCAGACCTGTGGTCGGATGCCCAGCTCCAGCCGCTGGAAACGAACCATTCCAGGATCGATCTGGATGCAGACAGCGTGCAAGCACTGGCCTGTGGAACGGCGTCTGCCGACCCGTTGCGGCTGGCCAGCCACGCGCAGTCAAGCCGAATCATCCAGGATGCCCTCGATTCGCTGACGCCGCGTGAGGCGGACGTGATCCGCGAGCGCTTTTTTGTCGGCTCGTCGCTCGACGAGATCGCCGAGAAGATGGAGGTCACGCGCGAGCGCGTCCGCCAGATTGAGGGGAAGGCTCTGCGCAAGTTGCGCCACGAATCTCGCATCCCGCACGAGCTGGCCGGTATCGCCGATGTGATCGGAGGTGCCACCGATGCTTGACTTCAACGACACCCCAAAACCCGTCGAGCCCCGGCGCATCCTCGATGACAGCGAACGCGAGGAACTGCGTGCTGGACTGATCGCGGGCCTTTCCTCGGTGCTGGCCACGCTGTTTCCAGCAGGCAAGAGACGTCGTGGCAAGTTCCTGATCGGCGACGTGCTGGGCAGTCCCGGCGACAGCCTCGAAGTGGTTCTCGATGGCGACAAGCAAGGGCTGTGGACGGATCGGGCCACTGGCGACGGCGGCGACATTTATGCGCTGATCGGTGCGCACCTGGGCATCGACGTGCTGCACGACTTTCCGCGCGTGCTCGACGCCGCTGCCGATCTGCTCGGACGCTCGCGTTCCGCGCCGGTGCGCAAGGCCAGCAAGAAGGACGTGCCGGTCGACGAACTCGGCCCCGCCACCGCGAAGTGGGACTACCTCGATGCGGCAGGGCATCTCATCGCCGTCGTCTACCGCTACGACCCGCCCGGGCAAAAGAAGCAGTTCCGGCCCTGGGATGCCAAGCGACGCAGGATGGCACCGCCCGATCCGCGCCCGCTCTACAACCAGCCGGGCATGACCAGTGCCGCGCAGGTGGTGTTGGTCGAAGGCGAAAAATGCGCGCAGGCCTTGATCGACGCGGGCTTCGTGGCCACCACGGCGATGCACGGCGCGAACGCCCCTGTCGATAAGACCGACTGGTCGCCACTGTCCGGTAAAGCGGTATTGATCTGGCCCGACCACGACAAACCGGGCTGGGACTACGCGACACAGGCGGCGCAGGCCATCCTGTCGGCAGGTGCGAAGTCCTGCCACATCCTCTATCCGCCAGAGGAAACTGTCGAGGGCTGGGACGTTGCGGATGCCATCGCCGAGGGCTTTGATGTCGCTACCTTCCTCACCCACGGCCCGCGCCTGCAGGTGCACGACGTGGCTGATGACGTTGATCCGGTGGTCAGCAGCGGCGAATCTATCTGGGGCACAGAGGACGCGCTGGCGCTGTCCTTCACCAGCCGCTACCACCGCGACTGGCGCTACGTGGCTGCGTGGGGCCGCTGGCTGGTGTGGGACGGTCAACGCTGGCGTGCCGATGACACGCTGGCCGTCACCGACCTGATCCGCAGCGTTTGCCGTCAGACCGCCGTGCGCGCCGACAACCCCAAGGTGGCCGCCAAGCTGGCCAGCGCCAGCACGGTCGGTGGCGTGGAGCGGCTGGCGCGCGCTGACCGCAGGCACGCGGCTACCACCGACGAGTGGGACGCCGATCCGTGGCTGCTCAACACGCCGGGCGGCGTGGTCGATCTCAAGACAGGCCGGATGCGCCCGCACGAGCGCGCCGACCGGATGACCAAGATCACCATAGCAACGCCCAACGGCGACTGCCCGACGTGGAAGCAGTTCATCGACGAGGTCACGGGTGGCGACAAGGAACTTCAGTCCTACCTGCAACGAATGGTCGGCTACGCGCTGACCGGCTCGACGCAAGAGCACGCGCTGTTTTTCCTGTACGGCACAGGCGCGAACGGCAAGTCGGTGTTCGTCAACACGCTGGCCACCATCCTGGGTGACTATGCCACCAATGCGCCGATGGACACCTTCATGGAGACGCGCACCGACCGCCACCCGACCGACATGGCGGGACTGCGCGGCGCACGCTTCGTTGCGGCCATCGAAACCGAACAGGGCAAGCGCTGGGCCGAGTCCAAGCTCAAGAACCTCACCGGTGGCGACAAGATCTCTGCGCGCTTCATGCGCCAGGACTTCTTCGAGTTCTTCCCGCAGTTCAAGTTGTTCGTGGCGGGCAACCACAGGCCCGCCATTCGCAACATCGACGAGGCGATGAAACGCAGGCTGCACCTGATCCCGTTCACGATCACCGTGCCGCCCGAGCGCCGTGACAAGAACCTGCAGCAGAAGCTCCTGGCCGAACGTGACGGCATCCTCGCGTGGGCCGTGCAGGGCTGCCTTGACTGGCAGCGCCACGGACGACTCTCTCCGCCGCAGCGCGTGGTGGACGCCACCGAGGAGTATTTCGAAGCCGAGGATGCGTTGGGCCGCTGGCTCGATGAGCGCTGCGTGCGCGAGGCCAACGCCAAGTCGCTAACCGCCGAGTTGTTCAACGACTGGAAACAGTGGGCAGAGGCAGCGGGCGAATTCACCGGCTCGCAAAAGCGCTTCGCCGATCTGCTGCTCAGCCGGGGCTTGGATAAATGGCGTAACGGCATGGGCTTGCGCGGGTTTCAGGGCATTGGCCTCAGGTACCCGCCAGCACCCTCCTACACCCCTTACGCCGATGACTGACACAACCGCGTCTGACGGATCGGACGGACTACGTCGTAACTCCTACACGTGCGCGTACGCGCGCTTCATGGAAGGTTTCGATACGACCCGTCCGATCCGTCAGACCAGCCAAAACAAGGACTGACACCATGACCATCACCATCCTCGCCCTCGATCTGGGCACCACCACCGGCTGGGCGCTGCGTGGCAGCGACGGCTACATCACCAGCGGTTCCGAGAGCTTTCGTCCGCAGCGCTTCGAAGGTGGCGGAATGCGCTATTTGCGTTTCCGTCGCTGGATTTCTGAAGTTCAGGAATCGGTTTCTGAAATTCAGTTTTTGTGCTTTGAGGAGGTTCGACGCCACGTTGGCGTGGATGCCGCGCACGTGTACGGCGGCCTCCTGGCCACGCTCACGGCGTGGTGCGAGCACCACCAAATCCCCTACCAGGGCGTTCCGGTGGGCACGATCAAGAAGCACGCCACCGGCAAGGGCAACGCCAGCAAGGACGAGATGGTGGCGTCCGCCCGTGCTCGTGGCCATGCCCCGGCCGACGACAACGAAGCAGACGCGCTGGCCCTGCTGTACTGGGCTGTCCACCACCACGACCTTGGACAGGAGGTGTGACGTGGCCCGCAACGACTGGACGATTGAGGACGTGGCAGCCCGCTTCGAGGAAGCCGCCAGCACCGGACGACGCCTGCCACCCGTGCGTGTGCAGGGCTACTTCAACACGTGGCCCATCATTGTGCGCAAGGAGTGGGAGACGTTCGCTGCGGACGAGCACGTCTATCGACCGTTCCCTCCCACGCCCGAAGCTATCGACCGGATGCTGGAGACGATGAAGTGGGTGCAGTGGCTGGAGGTCGAGCAACGACACCTGGTGTGGATGCGTGCCAAGCGCTACGGCTGGCGGGACATCACGATCCGCTTTGCTTGCGACCGGACGACGGCGTGGCGGCGATGGCAGAAGGCATTGCAGACGGTGGCTGACCAGCTCAACGACTGCGTCGTCGCGGGATCGTCTTTGAACGCGAATGAGCGCGGATAGGCTGTCATGCGCTGCCATCAGCTACCAACTGCGGCTTTTGCCCCTGCAACAAAGCAGGCCGATCAGGGGTAGTATTTCAGCTATCTTCTGGACAGCGGTGACGGTTCGGCGAGCGGCCCGAGGCAAAAGGGGTCCTTCCTCGCCAGAATCCAATGCGGGGGGCGCGAGCGCGGCGCTTTTTTAGCGTCAGGGCGCGAACCAAGGTTCGCACGGTTCGCAGTTCGCACCCCGCCAGTTCGCACTAACCCCCAAAACCCGCCCACGGCTTCGTCGGCGGGTTTTCTATTTTCAGGACACCCTCTTTGAATACGCTCAACGTCGAGTACCGCAAGGTCGAGGCGCTGATTCC